AAAGTTCATCAGAGAACTTTGGAGGGTTTACAGAATTTTTTTGGATAATGCTCAGCCATGAGTCGTTGATGAACCATTATAAGACGAACTTCGCTTTAATGCAACATCACAAATATTCCTTGACTGAGCTGGAAAATATGTATCCATTCGAGCGAGAGATATATACGACTATGCTTCATAAACACTTAGAGGAAGAAAAAGCTAAACACGAACAACAAAAGTTAAAGATGAGAAACTAGATGGCACTACCACAAGAAGATAAAGGAGTAAAAAAGACTCCATCCGATAAGGACGCATTACCAGATAGAAGGAAAGCTACTCCTAAGAACGAGGAGTTGGCTAATCTTATTGGTGATAAAATAGCAGAGATGATGCCCAGTAAAGAAGAAACTGGCGAGCAGATGAAAGTCTTTACAGCTATGGCTGGTTATCTAGAAATATTGGCAGGTAAAGCCGAGAAAGATGATGGTGGTGGTGGCGGAGAAGAATCTGCGTTCAGTAAATTAGGCAAGTTTGGTAAAGTCCTTGCTGTTGTTATTGGTTCACTAATCGGTCTTATTGCTGCTCAACTTAAAACTATTGGTCTATTCGCAAAAGCATTCACACCTGCAAGACTTCAAGTACAAATAAGAGCATTATTCAGAGGTTTAACTGGAACTGTTAAAGGTTTCGGTACAGCCATACGAACAGGTTTTTCTAATTTACTTAAACCACTAACTGGGTTATTCAAATCATCAGGTGGTGCAAGTGCATTAGGAAAAACTCCTCAGGCATTAAAAAACTTTATGAAAGGTTTATCTATTTTATTCCAACCATTTATTGCGTTGGGTAAGATGTTAAAGGGAGCAATCAAATCAGTTTCAACAGGTGTAAGTATCTTTGGTAGAATAAGTGGTTTCTTCAGAGGTATCATGACATCAATATCAACCTTTGGTAAGGCGATTGGTGCTGTAGCCAAAGTTGCTTCAAAGGTATTTTTACCACTATTAATTATTATCACTTTATTTGATACAATCAAAGGAGCATTAGCAGGTTTCGCTGAAGGTGGTATTATAGGTGGTATCGCTGGAGCTGTTAAAGGTTTATTCAACTCATTAATATTTGGTCCACTTGATATGCTTAAAGGAGCAGTTGCTTGGGTACTTGGTATGTTTGGGTTTGATAAAGCAGCAGAGATGCTTAATAGTTTCTCATTCGCCAGTATGTTCAGTAAACTAATAGATGGTATAGCAGGTTTCATATCTCATATTGTAGAGTTTATGACAAATATAATCATGGCACCAATACGACCCATCCTAGAATTATTTAATTCATTAATGAATATATTTACCAATACCGATGGCGAAGGATTATTCAAAAATATATCTGACTTCTTCTTTGATTTAATATTAATCATACCGAAGTTCTTCTTGAATATACTTGATGCTGTAGCTGGATTATTTGGCTTTGATGGTTTGAAAGAAAAGGTTTACAGTTTCTTTGATACTATCATGGATAATTTTGGTATTCCTGCTTTCTCATTTAAGATTCCAATTATTGGTACAGAAGTATCCTTTGGTGGATTTTTCCCATTCAGAGATGGCGAAACAGAAGTAGAAGGTGGTGAAGGTGCACCAGCTGGTGAAGGAACTTCCGCAGAACAGAAGATAAAAGATTTCGATGAGAGAAATGCAGATGCACTAAACTTCACACCTATTAGTACTGTTAATGGTGTCAGTATAGAAGACATGGGGAAAGGTATTGAGAATGACATGGCACTGGATGGTAGACCATTGTTAGATTTAACTCCTGAAGGATTAGCTGGTGGTGGTGGTAATACTACTGTTGTGAATAATACTAATGTATCAAATAATACCAATTCTAATAGTACTGGCTTACAATTTCCTAAGAGTACTAAGAATGGCGATAACCTGTATCAGTTTGGACAGAAATACGCAAGTTAAGGAAACTTCCTCTCCCCATTAATCAAACCACTCGGTCCCCAATATTCTTTGTAGGCAATACTTTTTACTTGGTGTTGTTTTGAGTGTGTTCTAATAAATTCTCCAGCACCACCATAAGTATGTTCATGAACATCTTGGTATTGCATTTTAGTATCAGGAAGCACTATAAAAGATACAGTGAATACATGTAAGTCGTCTTTATAGTGGGACATATCCTAAGTACCAAGCTATAAAAAGACCCACAAAGGGTAAGAGTCCAATTATAAACCAAAATATTCTTTCCTTCTTACTCATGTTCTCCACCTTTACCTCTTAGACTTTGACTGTACCTTTCTTTATTTACTTCTTTAAAATAAATTGCAGTCAATACAGTCGCTGTAATTAGTAATGCGTGTGCTGCAGCAGATATACCAAAGGCATATATGCTTTCTATTATATAGATACCAAACACTGCTGACCATAACCAAGCTAATATCTGCATAGACATAAACTTAACTTGAAAATTTAATCCTGATAGAGCATTCTTTGTGGGATCCATAATTACATCAAACCATTCTTTCATATTTTTCCTTTCATAAAAAAAGAAAAGGGGAACCGAAGTCCCCCTTTCCGCAGATTTTGAATGTATTACTCAGAGTCTGCTATTTTTTGGAAGTAAGACATTACATCTTCTTCCTGTTCAGCACTAGGTGCTGCTGGCTCAGCCTTTGCGACTGGCTCAGGTGCAGGAGCACTCTTAGGTGCAGGTGCTGCTGCCACAGTTTCAAGAATTGCATCTTCTGCTGTTCCCAATCCTGCGTTTTCATCCTCAAGAACTTCCATCAATCTTTTTGAAAGTGCTTCAAAAGATTTGAACTGGTCTGGTGCGACGAACTCAGATAGCTTATGCTGTTTTTCAACAATGCCAACCAACTCTTCATCAGACCCTGGAACTGCTTTCACATCAGTAAATTGACTTTCATCATAATTAGGGAAGCCAGCAACTTTCTTCATACGAAGTCGGAAGTCTGCTCCTTGCCATAAGTCAAATACATTTACTGGTTTTTCATCTTCAAATGTAGGTCTAGCTTTCTCCATGATTTTATCAAAGATTTTTTTACCAAACCTGTACAGTCTGACCTGTCCTTCATTCTCGGGATGTTTTGGATCGCTGACAATCAAGACATTAGTAATATATGACAATCGTCTTTTTTGTTTACGAGCGATATCTTTATTAGCTTCAGAACCACTGTTCCATAGCTTTGAATTCAATTCACCCACAGGGTCTTTCTCACCCAATGTAGTTAAACTGTTTTCAATATACCATTTACCAGTTGGACCCTGAAAGCCATGAGAAAAAACACGAATCCAAGGCAACTCATCACCTTCTACACGAGGTAGAAAACGAATAACTGCTGTTGCGTTTCCTGCTTTATCTGGGTCAAGTTTCCAGTATCTTTCATCTGGACCTTGCTTTTGGGATGTCTGGGGATTTGCGATTTTATCGAACTCTCCAGATATTTTTGAGAAGTCTGCCATAGACGACGACTTCAAGCTGTTTAAATCAACCATAATTTTTACTCCTTAAATATGCTTTATATGCGTTGTATGTTTTAATATTACTTGATATTTTCTTAAAAGTAAAATCAAGCATTAGTATTTAGTTCAATTAAATCATCATTGAAAGACTTATATGTCTCAGCAAATCTGTTTTTTTCAAACTTAACGAATCCTTTCGTCTTCGTTATCCTGAGAACATCTTCTTCAAAAGCAACTCCTGCTTTGTCGTGCCAGTTCTCAAAGAATCCTTTAAATTTATCTAGGATACAAACTGTTTGTACATGAACATGTTCACCAAGAACCATCTTCATCAACTCAGGAATAATCCCATTAAAATTATATAAATCTTTTTCCGACATCTTTTCCTTTTCTAAATGTAATGTAATAGTATCAAGGTCGGACTTGAATGTACTATGTAATGCTTCACGGACTCTACACCAGTTGGTATAATAGGAATCAGATGTGATTCGGGAATATAGAGTTGCGTCATGACCATAACTGAAATTAGAAACAAAATAGTCAACAATATCACGATCGGATTTATACGCATCTCCTAACCTCTCAAATAATTTAACATCATTCCTCGTGTAAAACTTTTCACGAGACCCACGAATGCTTCCATGGTTTGTAAAAACATCATACTTCTTATTGTGGAAGTGTAGTTTAAGTGCCATGTACAATTTATATACACGATATCCATCCATTTATACATCCAACTTTGCAGTTCTAGGCAAGAAATTTAAATCCTGATAGTTGGCTTCTAACTTGTCTTTGAGTGCACCTCTAATTAATCCTTTTAATTCTTTTGGGTCAATCTCTGCTTTGCTACAATATTCAAGTATAGCATCAAGATGAGATATCCCAGCTTTCTCCTTTACCATTTTCTCTATATACATAGAGAAAGATTTACTATTCTCAAATAGAGTAGGAAAATCCGTCGTTGCTGATTCGCTCATATACTCTCTCTTTATTGTTATATTTATTTAGATAATGGTTGATAGTTGTTAGTCTATCCTCAACCTTACCATACTCCGACATTTTTAGATTATACAAAGACCATGCTTTGGTATTTGGATTATCAGGATTCAAGTGGTCACCTGCCACATGAAGATATTTGTTGAACCAACGATCTAGTCGTTCTTGTTCAGTAAGCATATCCTGCTTAACATCGTTCAGTCCTGCGATATCTCTACGAACAGCACAGTGAGCGATACGATTTTGTAGTTTAACATGGTCCATAATTTACTCCTTTTATAATTTAACAGCCAATACGACAAGAATAGCAATCAGCAATACATTTACCAAAAACAATTCAATTCCTAAAATAGTATGATACCAGATCCATCTTGTTTTATATGCGTTATCAATGGACAATTCAGCTGGATCTGGATCTGGCTCGTTATGTATGCCTTTATCTGGTTGTCCCCATAGTGTTGTGAAAAACTTTTTAATCATTTTCATTCTCGATTTTCATATCTTCAGGATATGGATCCCTCCATTTTACGAACTCCTTTTCGCCATCCTTCCAATACCATTTTAAAAAACCACTATTTGCTAACCCATCAATTGTTTTGCGGATAATCTCTCTGTGGTTTTGTTTACCCATCGTATAGCCAAGATATAATAATATCCCAGAATACAATAGAACCTGTAATATTGTAGTTTCGGTATTCATCCTCGTCTCATCTTGGCAACATCAATTGCCTGCTCCTTATTAATAATCGGTACAGCATTAGATTTATGCATCTGAGCAATACCTTTCACCAATGTACCTGTATATACCATTGGCTCTTTCTTAGCTGTATTACCACGCATACCATTAGAAACTGAAGGATACTTCTTATCATAATCTTCCCTAGCTTTCGCTCTTTCCTGTTCAGCCTGTGATATCTTCAATGGTACAAACTCCTTTTTCCTAGCTTTTAGCTGGTCAGGATGAACACCATTTTCACGCAACCAAGCATCATGCTTGGCTTGTCGCTGTTTCCATCCTGGTTTTTTCTTTACTTTAGATTTACCACTCATGCGAGTAGTGGTGTAAAATGCTGGTAATAATGCCATAATATAAGTGATTCTATCCTATTTTAAGTTAAAAGTCAAGCACTAATTTGCCAATTTAGCAACTTTTTTCCTGCTTGGTGCCAAGTCCCTTATCACTGTATCAGTGAATATCCTCTTAGATTCTAGTAATATCTTAGCATCCATTTCACTCATGTGAGCCTGTTCAAATGCTAGGATTTCCAGTTCCTTCTCGGCAATCCTTGCCTTTAGCTTTTTCGCTATATCAATTGGGGTGTCTTTCCCAAGCAAAGATTTACAAAATCTTATTTCATCAAGTACATCAATCATGCAGCATTCTCCTTTTTATATTCATATTTGTGAATAACCTCTTCAGTGTTAAGGTTATCATGGTATTCGTATCCACCACGATCACCATCAAATTTCCTGATCTTGATCCAATGACCATCTTCATTCTTAAAGAGTCTTGGCTCATGGTACAATGTACCATCATACCATTCTTTTTGTGATTTCTCATATTGTGGTACGAAGTCGTCAGATTTTACTGACCAGTCAATCACATATTCTCTAGACATGCTATTAGAATATGTAATCAAAGGACTAATCTCGTCCACCACTGACGCAATATTATTAACATCAACATCATTAACAATGAAGTCATGACCACCTTTATATTTCCAGTATCCTTCTTCAGATACCTCGTCAACATCATAGTTCTCCATGTATTGAGTTGTTATTACTAATATTGCCATCTTATAGACCTCCGATTTTTGACATTAGATATAAAAAGAAACTTAACACGATAACAATAGTGACGATATATTTCATCATATATTATCTCCGAAAGTTTCTTTGGCATGCAGGTATAAAGCCACGCATGCACAGTAGATTGTAAATCCTAGTGTAGGAAATATCAACCAGTATAGAATTGCTTCTAACATTATATGATACCTAACTCAGAAGCAACTTCAGCTTCAGTATCAAATACACCAGCAGCATCCTCACCTTTTTCATTTAAGAATGCATCTTTAGCATCTAGTAATGTTAAATATTTTTTATCGGCATAATCAGCGATAAAGTCCTGAGCTCTTTCAGTCAGCTCTAAATATAAATTACCCATTTTACTCATAATTTTTCTCCTTTATTATTATTAATCGTTAAGACCTTCAATAGATTCGCGAACCATATTATCAACAATACTTTTATACTCAGCATTATCAAATAACATATCATGAAGTATCATCAATCCAGCATTCATATAAGCACCACCAATTTCAAAATAAGTATTAGTACCATCATTATAGAAAGATATAGATTGACCAAGACCAGCTTTTGGGTCAAAGTCAAATACAGTTTTACCACTCAGTTTATCATAAGCGTCGAATCGATCGCCTTCAGAATTTTCAGCTTCACAAGTATTTTCGATTATATCACGATATTCAGCATAATTAAAAGTCATATTTTTTTCCTTTTT